CAGGAAGCACAATCTGTTGTAGAATTTGTAACATCTATTCCTATTACACAATCAGTTACCCGTCCAGATCAGGCTTTAGGTAATACAGGGGTGTCAGTGAAATTTGTAGCTAATACTGGTGATTCTGCCGCTGTCGGAGATAAATGGACATTTAATCTCAGGGGATTTGAATTAAATGAATATATTACAAGCTCAAACTCAACATCACAAGCAAGAGCAAAGGTAAATTCCACTTCAAATGTAGTGATTGCCGGAGGTACTAAAGGAGACAATGCAAATGTTGCGGCTGGACAGTTGGCTGCGGGAACCATTAGAGCCCTTGAAATTACAAATCCTGGTTTAGGATATACTTCAGCTCCAACAATCAATATGATTACTTTGGGCGATGGAAACGCCGATCTTACAGCTCAGACTGGAGTTGTTGTATTAGCGGCAGGTTCATTTAAAGATGATAGGGGTCAATTAAGTTCTACTAAAATTGTTCAAGACAGTCTTTATTATCAAGATTATTCGTATGTAATAAGAGCAGAAAATTCTATTGACGATTATAGAAAAACAGTTAGAAAATTATTACATCCTGCGGGACAACATCTTTTTGGAGAAATGCAGGTTCCTCGACAATATTTGTATTTAAATCAGGACTCTCCTCATATTATTATTACTGAAGATAATAATGACATTATCATGGAAGATGGTACTCAAGGAATTCCATTAGGGCGTGGAGCACAATTAGGATCTGATCACTTTTTAATTACAGAAGAATATACAAACCCAACACATAATGTAAATACATTTAAGGTTCAACCAATAAGTAATACATCAGTTAGTGGTGGTGGAGATATTACAGTTCAAGGAGGTAATACTACAATAAATGGCATAACAACACTTTCGGGAACAACAACTGTTAGTAGTAGTACAACTTTAAATGGAGTAAAAACTACAACTGACTTTGTTAATGAATTGGAGGTTGGAGATAAAATTTATGTTTCTAGTGACTCAACTACGTTGGCAAATGTTACTGCGATTACGGACGCTAATACACTTACAACTAATGTTGCTATAGGAGACGGTACTTCTCAGTCCATTTATTTAAGAACCAGTTTTAGTAGTGATTTTTCTGCTAATGATATGATTACTTTTGATGATGAACAAGCATTTGATGTTTCTGATGGAGAATTAAGATTAGATTCAAATATAGCAGGAACAACTTTAGCATCTTCATCAAATTTAATTATTTCGATGCAGGTTACTAATGCAACTGCAAATTTTTCACCCAATAAATCTATTTCACAGGCCTATGATAAATTATTATTCGAATTGATTAGTACATCAAATGTTAGAACATCATTAGATTTCACGGGTACCCGAGGATTTATTGAAGGAGAAACTGTTTATCAAGGTGATTCATTAGCCGATTCTACAGCTAATGCTTCAATTGAATTTTATTCTGATAGTAATAATTTATTATTAGAGGAGTCATCTGGAGGTGATCCAGTACACATGGAATTGGAAGGTTATGTATCTGGTGATATATTACAAATTAGTTCAACAGCAATTGCTCTTGCCGATTATAATGTTACATCGAACAGTTCTATGACCATTTATGGAGAATTTGCTCGATCATTTATAGATAGTACAAATGTTGTTGGAAATGATAGTGGCTCAACACTTTCTCTTTTGAGTCATAAAAATATTAATTTACAAATAGATACATTTTTTCTAGATGATTCTCGATTTACTTTAGAAACAGGAGGATTGATATTAGAAGATAGTAATACAACAATATCAAATTATTTGGTTAATGAAGCAAATAGTGCTTCGGGTAATATAGTTACATTTGATTCAAATGCTCAAACAGTATTGATACATTCTGGTACAGGAACATTTCTTGCTGGAAACACTGTTACTGAAAATGGTACAAGTTATACTGCAAATACTTATTCAGCGACTCCTAATGGCATTATAGGAGTGGCCACAAAATTTGATGAAGAAGTAGAAGTGGGTGATATAGTATCATTTTCATCAGATACTAGTGCAATAGCAGAAGTAATTTCAATTAGTAATAGTACTCTAATGGTAGTTAATGCTAATTCTATGGGAGATGGTACATTAAGTACTATTGATATAGATAGTGAGCCTTTATATTTTATTCTTGAAAGTACTATAAGAGGTAATACATCTGCTAATGGTGTTAATGATGGAGTAAAAATTGTTACTGCGGTGGGTTCAACATTTGATGAAGACTTAACTACTGGTGATATAATTTCACTTTCTAGTAATACATCATTATATGCAAATGTTACGGCTATTACAAATAATACTACATTTACTACAAATGTAGCTCTTGGCACGGGACCTGTTGTTGGAGCCAATCAAACTTTTGTAAGAATAAAAGAACATAGATTAGATTTGGAATCTAGTAATACTACTCTTACATTAAACAAAAAATTCTCAACGGCTAATATATTTTTAAATATTATTGATACTGAAACAGCGAAGTATTCCGTTCCAAATGCGGGCAGATTCCAATTAGAAACGACAAGTGAAACAGAGTATATGCTTTTTGAAGAATTTACAATACTGAATAATCAGGTTGGTAAAAAGAAATCATCTGTATAAAGATTATAAATATCTGTATACTCTTTATATAGCAGAAGGAATTAATGGCAAAAGTTATTTCAACAAATTTTAGAATACATAATGCAGAACAGTTTGTAGAGGCTTTAAGTGAAACATCTGCTACCAATTTATATATGTTTATTGGAGGCCCTGTTGTATGGCCAGATGAAGCAGTTCCACCATCTCCTTCTGATTCTGTAGCTAATACATCATATGCACATTGGCGAGATATGATTTCCGCCAAAAAGTTAGATGGTAGTGATGTATCACATATTATCAAAAAATATAATTGGACAACAAATACAGCTTATACCGCATATACTGATACTAATGCCACTTTATATTCAAATACCTTTTATGTTGTTACAACAAGTGATCATGTATATAAATGTGTACAAAATAATATAAATAGTGGTAATTCAACATCTCAACCAACGGGCACCAGTACAAAAATTATTGAAACTGATGATGGTTATAAATGGAAATATATGTATACCATTTCACCTGAAGATAAGCTGAAATTTGTGACTACAGATTATGTTCCCGTACAAAAAGTGGGTTCTGTGGATGATGGTTCTAATCAATTTAATGTTGAAGATATATCAATAGATGGTGCTATTGATATTATTAATAAAACCGCAAATGGTACTTCATTTTTATTTAATGAAGGAGTTTTAGCGAGTGTGCAAAATACATCAGTTATAACACTCGCAGCTTCCGCAAATACTACTGATGGCATTTATGTAAATTCAACAGTTTATATAACAAACAATGCTTCCCGAGGAGAGCAATCGGTAATTAGTGCATATGATGGAGCACAAAGACGAGCAACCTTAGCAAATGCCTTTTCAGTATTAGCGAATACATCTAGTGGATATCAACTTGCTCCAACGGCAAATGTTAATGGAGATGGTTCAGCGGCAAAGGCGAGATGTGTTGGAAATTCTGGTACACAAGTAACTAAAATTGAAATAACTAAAGTAGGAAGTAGTTATACAACAGCAAATGTTACAGTTTATGGAAATGCTAGTCATGGTTCTGGTGCAACGGGAACTGTTATTATAGGACCTCCGGGAGGACATGGTTCTAATGCTCCCATGGAATTGGGCGGATATTATGTTATAGTAAATGCCAGATTAAGTGGAAATGAAGATAGTAAATTTGCTACAAGTTGTGATTATAGAAAAGTGGGTTTATTACGTGATCCTAAACAATATTCTAACGTAGAAGCGTTTTTCACGGGAGCACAAGCAGATCAAACTTTTACATTAACATTAACAGGGGTAACAGGAACTTTTGGATATCCCCCATCAACGGCAAATGATGAAGTTATCTATCAGGGAGGAACGTTAGGGTCCTCTACAGCAAATGGCACTTTTGTTGATTTTAGAGATGGAAATAAAATCAGGATAACAGACGTTTTAGGAACTTTTGTTGCAAATAGTACAGTTAATACAATTACAGGAAATACTTCCGGTGGTACAGCAACAGTTAGTACAATTGCTACACCAGATATGAAACGATATTCTGGTGAAATTCTTTATATAGAGAATAGAGCAGCAATTACACGGTCAGAAGACCAATTAGAAGATATAAAACTTGTACTAGAGTTTTAATATTGCTGATAATTTAGGAAAAAAACAATGGCTTTAACGACAGATTTTAATGTAACTCCATATTATGATGATTATAGTGAGGATAAGGATTTTTATAGAATTCTATTCCGTCCCGGGTATTCTTTGCAAGCAAGGGAGGTGACCCAGTTACAAACTATTCTACAAAAACAAATTGAACGAAATGGTTCTTATCTTTTTGAAGATGGTCAGAGAGTGACAGGCGCTAATATTACACTTGATACGGATCTTAAATCTGTAAAATTGCAAGATGCTTATGAAGGCACTGATATTACCGCAGATAGTTTCGATGGTCAAATTGTTACGGGAGGCACTTCAAGCGCTAGAGCATATGTAGTAAAAACAGATGAAGCCACTGCCACAGATTATGATACTCTTTATGTACAATATTTGGATGAAAAAGAATTTTCAAATAATGAAATTGTGACAACTGAAGAGGGTACAACATTTCAAGCAAATACAATTACTACATCAGAAATTGCCGATGTAGTGTCTGCGAGTGGAAATACGGCACCTTCTTCTAACGCATCTATTGTGAGTATAGATGCGGGTGTGTATTATATAGGAGGATTTTTTGTCAGAGTAGCGGCACAAACATTAGTTTTAGAAAAATACTCTAAAACACCTTCATATCGTGTGGGACTTGAAATTACCGAATCATTTGTGGATTATAATGATGATAGTTCATTACTTGATACCGCACAGGGCACTGAAAATTATACGGCTCCCGGAGCAAATAGGTATAAAATTGTGGCGGCTCTTGCCAAGAAACAATTAAATCAAACAGATCCAATTGAAAATGCGGCTGACGCAAATTATCTTGAATTATTTCGACTTAATAATGGAATAAAACTTATTACAAATAAGTATCCGGGCACTACAGAATTAGAAAAAACTCTTGCGCGAAGAACGGAAGATGAAAGTGGTGATTATACGATAACTCCCTTTGAAGCAGAAACTACGTATCATAGAATAGGTGGTACTACTAGTATAAGCGGAACAGGAACTATTACTGGTTCTGGTACTACATTTTCTGATGAGTTGACTACAAGCCAAACAGTTTTTGTTTCAAGTAATACAGCGGCTACTACAACAATTTCTGCCATTGCAAATAATACTCAATTTTCTACTGTTGCCACCTTGGGTGACGGTACAATCCAAACAATTGGACGAGAAACCGATTTTTCTATTGGTATTAGTGGAGGTAAAGCATATATCAAAGGTTATGGATATGAAAGCCCTCAAACAGATTATGTAACACTCTCTAAGTCAAGAGACACTTCCAACGTTTTTGGTGAAACAATTACTCTTGATTATGGTCCCTATTTCAAAGTAAGAGATCCCAATGGTTCATTTTTGTGTGATGGGGCAGGTAGTACGGGCCAAGAAGCCAATTGTGAGATTGTTGATTTGCATATGGTAAAATGGCCAGTTGACGCGAATTATGTGTTTAGTAAAAACACCACTCATGCTGTATCCGCTATTGATACTACAAGCGCGGCAACCATAGCCAATACAAAAATTGGAACCGCAAGAGTTAGAAATTTCCAATATTCTGCGGCTGGTGCAAATGCCAAATCTTCATATATTGGTAGATTAGACTTATTTGATATGAGATTCAGTAAAGTAACTGGAACTTGTGGGGCAGCGGTAGCCAATGTTTCAGTAGTAAAACTTGCTACTTCTGGAGCCAGTTCTTTTCCAACTGTTAATTGTTTATATAATTGTACAGTAACAGTTAATACAACTTATTTAGGATCATCAACAAGTGATACGAGAAGAATTACTCGTTGGTTTGGGGCAAATGTAGGAGCAACAGGAGCAATACCATATGGTGTTGACCATGATGCAGATGGAGCAATAGAAGCAGCTAGTTCATATATGGCTTTACTTAATTCACCCCTTTCACAACAAACGCAATCAGATTCTACATATACTGTACAATTTAGTGCCAAAGATATTGAATCGGTCGTTGTTGTTGCTAGCACAAGTATTACATCCGGGCTAAATATCGACCCAACAGGTAAGGTTAATAGTGATGAGACAGCAAATACAAAAATATTTAATGTAACAGATTTACATAGGTCTTTATTATTTCCTTTTGAAAAACCAATTCTAAAAACTTTACTTCCTACTGGTACTACAAATACAGTATATACAGCAAAGAGATATTATGATGGGGTTACTGTAAATTCCACTGGTGGTTTTTCAATACAAACAGATCAAAGTAATGAAAGATTTTATCCTGGAACAATAGGAGTTGTTTCTCAAACTGATATTAAACATCATATAGTTTCATTATCTACTAGGACTGCTGGAACTATGGCGGCTGGTCAATTGGTGGATTTTTCGAATGCTTTAACGACTATAGGTGCAAATACTGGTAATGGTAGATCAATGACAATTAGTACAACATCTACTGTTGCTGATACTCTTACTTTTGATTCCGCAAATACTACAGAAACCGCATATGCCGGAACTACAGATATTATTACAACCGTTAATATTCAGGGGGCAGACGCAACTGCTACTGGTATTGCTCGGAAAAATCTTATTAATGGTAATACAACTGTAGTTAATGCCGCCCCATCTAATACTCACATGGCTAATAATGGACAAATTCATATGGGTGCCATGGGAACTTCAAACACTGCTTATCCTCCAGTTAACTCATCAATTGGCGCAAATAATTCATTATTTCTCGCTGATATTAAAAAGATTAAAGTTGTAATAGATTCTCTTGATAAGAGTGTTGCGATTACTAATGCCATGTTAACCGCCGCTTATACTTCTGCTGGAGGTGGTACATCAAACACACATGATATTACTTCTGATTGGATATTGGACACGGGGCAACGTGATAATTATTATGATTATGGAAAAATTTCATTGAAACCAGGTGTGACACCTCCTAGCGGACAAGTTATGGCAATAGTTGATTATTGGCAACACCATGGAGATGGTGCATTTATTGTAGATTCTTATACTTTTGCCATATCAGGTAATGCCGCACATACAACAAATACTGTATATACTGAGATTCCCACTTACGTAAGTTCTACTAGTGGAGAATCAATTGAATTAAAAGATATGATAGACTATCGCCCACGTAGGCATGGATATGAATCTGGTGCAGGTAATGACATTACGGCTACAGCAAATGTATTCTCTCCAAAAGTAACTCCTGCAGGTAATTTTACAGCAACAACAGATTATAATTATTACCTTCCTAGAAAAGATAAAATTATATTAACAAGAGATAGAAAACTTAAAGTTCTCAAAGGCATTTCTGCTGATGATCCTCAGTTACCATCTGATGATGAAGATTCTATGACTTTATATTCTATTTCAATTCCAGCCTATACTTTTGATTTAAATAATGTAATTACACAATATATTGAACATAAAGGTTATACTATGAGTGATATAGGTGAGTTAGAAAAGAGAATAGAAAGATTGGAATATTATACAGCAATGAATTTGTTAGAAAAAGAAGCAGATGGTGTTTCAATTACTGATGCTAATGGAAATGACAGATTTAAAAATGGTATTATGGTCGATCCATTTGCTGGACATTCTATTGGAGATGTGTATGATTTAGATTATTATTGTGCGATGGATTTTAAACAAAAAGAACTTACTCCAGGATTTAATGCAGATACGTATTCTTTAGAATTTGATGATGATACTTCAAAAAGTAATAATTGTATTCAAAGTGGTGGTTTGGTTACATTGCCGTATGATCATACATCATTTATTGATATACCATTAACGGGTAATACAGAAAGCAAAAATTTTCAAAAATACCTTTCTGTGAATCCATTCGCAAAACAAAGTTATATTGGTTCTTTAGAACTCGACCCACCTGGTGATATTTGGTATGATTCTTCTAATCGGGCTTCTGTAGTAGTAAATTTAGAAGGTCAAAATGATGGCTTTCTTAACATTATTACTTCTAGTGGTCATGGTACAATGTGGAATTCATGGGAACGTATTTGGTCAGGACGACTACCAGAATCTTCGGAAGAAATTAAAAAGGGGTCTAGAGATTTAGGTAAAAAAGTTAAAAGTAAGCGAGAAACAACTGAAGTTTCGTTGAAAAAAACAGGAATTGCATTAAGAGCCGGAGAATTGCCTGAAAAAATTATTAAATTGGTTGGAAATAAATTAGTTGATGTTAGTATAGTCCCATATATTCGACCACAAACACTTCGCTTTGTGGCTAAAGGGCTAAAACCTAATAAAAATGTTTATGCCTTTTTCGATGGTGTAAATATAACGGCTAATGTTAAACAAGCAACATCGGCTACTCTTTCTGAAGTTAATCAAGACAATGTATTTAGAACAACTAGTGGTCATCATGAACAAATTACTATACAAGGTACGGGAACTAATGCTAGTAATACAGCAAACGTTTTATTCATAAATGATAGAACTACGGCTAACGGTTGTACTATAATGTATATTGAAGAAAGTACGGCTTTAGCATTTTCTTTATCTTCTATTGTTAAAGGAGATAAATCGGGCGCTAATGGAACAATATCTTCTACTCCTACCTCATACCAATATGCAAATACCGAACTTCAAGTAAGTGCTGAAGGAGTTGTTGCTGGAGTTATTAGTATACCTTCTAATAAATTTCTTACGGGTCCGAGATTATTAAGATTAACTGATGATGTAGATAATATCCTATCTACTACAACATCAGTCGCCGAGTCACATTTTCATGCAAGCGGTGCTACACAAACAAGAATTGATGGAATAGTTTCTACTAGACCTCCCATAACGAGGAGACAAGACCCAACAGAATTAACAATTGCAAAGTCTGCCACAGAGGCTAGACAATCTACATCAACAAATTTTGTATACCCTATGGCGCAAACATTTTTTGTTGATAAAGATAACTATCCCTTTGGTGTATTTGCTACGCGATTACATTTATATTTTTATTCTAAGGCGTCAACAACTTCTGGTTCAAAAACACCTATAACTGTATCATTAAGGCCCGTATATAATGGTAAACCAAGTTCGTCTGTTATTATTCCATTTTCAGAAGTAACAAAATGGACGGGAGGAGTAACGGCAAATATTTCAACACCAGTCCCAGCAACTACGAAAATTTCAGCAAATAATACTGTCGCAGGTGAGACTGTCGGAGAATTTGCTCCCGATTTGCGTGGAAATTCAATGACAGGAAATATGTCGAGAATAGATAAAGGTTCTAAAACAGTATTTGAATTTTCATCTCCTGTATATCTATTGCCAGGGGAATATGCATTTGTAGTACAGTCAAACGATCCAGCATATAAATTGTATGCATATGATATAGGGGCTAAACATACAGGAACTGATAGAAAAATTACAAAACCAAAGGTTGTTGGTTCGTTTTTTAAACAACATAATGCAACAGAATGGGAACCCGAACCAGCCGAAGGTTTAATGTTCAGGCTCGACCGCGCTGATTTTACTTTTGGAAAAACTGCTAATGTAAGTTATGCCAGATTTAAAAATTCTGTAAATAGTGCAATGGGTGCCACATCTAATACTAAAATTGATGTGATGAAAATCATGACTTCAGAATTAAATTTTGCAAATACATCATTTACATATAGTTATGATTCTGCGGCAAATGGCACAGCATATGCAGAAGCTACCGCTAATTATAAAGATACTATTACTAATAAAAATATATTCTTAAAACAGCAACAAGCAATACAATATATTACAAATACTACTAATACACATTATAAAAATTCGTTTACAGTCAATACAGTAATGACTACTTCTAACACTTATGTATCTCCCATACTTGATGTACATAAAATGGGAGTTGTTAATGTTGAATATCTTATCAATAATGGTTCATTAGCAAATTCAGATATAAGAATTACTAACCCAGGTACTGGATATCATGATAGTCGAGTAGGGGGAAATACTACACAATTTGCAACAGGAGATGCTATAAGTGGAAATACTTCCGTATTTACTGTTTCTTCTCCTGATATATCTGGTGGTACCACGGCAACTATAGGAGCTAATGTTCATTTAACTGGTACTGTTAATGCATTTAACCAAATGGCTGTTGTTGGTGCCGGATCTGGTTATACAAAAACTCCAACTGTCACAGTAGTTGGAGAAGGGGGTGGTTCTGCCGGTTCTGGAGCAACAGTAGAAATTGTTGGTGAAACTGGTGCCTCAGGAGGAAATAATAAAGCGCGATATATTTCAAGAAGAGTTACACTTCAAGAAGGATTTGACGCAAAAGATTTAGTTGCTTATATTTCTGCCTATAAACCATACAATACTGATGTTCATGTATATTATAAAGTTTCTAATAAAGAAGACTCAGAAAATTTTGAAGATAGAAGTTGGGTTAAAATGACTCAAGATACTGCGGCAGATGTTTATTCTGCTGATAAAGAAGATTATAAACAATTTAAATTTGTTTCATCTGATGGTAAAATCGAATATTTAAATACGGCGGGGACAAGTTTTGAAGACTTTTCTACATTTGCTGTTAAAATTGTTTTAACAATGAATCGTAGTTCACAAAAGAATTCTATTAATGTTCCTCGCGTAAGAGATTTAAGAGCTATCGCTGTAGCAACAACATCGTAATTAAGATATGTCACAATTAATAAAAACAAATGATTCACGTTATGTTCGGGACAATTATTCAAATGCCTTGTTGGCTACAGACCGTGAAGCGTTAGAAAAAAATCTTAAACAGATTAAAACAACAAACGAATTAAAGGCTTTTTCTGAGGATATAAATATCATGAAAGAGCAAATAAAAGATTTAAGTACGTTAAAAGAAGACTGTACAGAAATAAAAAATTTATTGTTGGGGTTAACCGAGAAAAGGGATCACTAAAATGGCTATTTCACTCGCAAATGTTGAATTAACAAATACTTTTGAGATTTGGAGAACTAGAACGAATGAGGCACTTGCCACATTAAATGGTTCGACAGAAAATAATACTGCGGATAAATTGATACTACGAGATACAAATAGAAGTTTTTCAACCAATGCAATAACAGCAAATTCTATCTCGGCTAATATTTCTGCCACTAAATTAGTTACAACTGGTAATGTAACATTTTCTGGTGCAACAGTTGCCGATTTAGGTACGGTAACTACAATAAATCTTGATGGTGGTACTATTGATGGCGCTACCATAGCCACTTCTGATATTACAGTTGGTTCTGGAAAAACATTAACGGTTAGTGGAACAGTTAATTTTGCTGGCGCTACAGTAAGTGATTTAGGTAATATTACTACTGTAAATATTGATAACGGAACAATTAATGATACTACTGTTGTAATCGGAGGATCTGATACATTTACTCTAAATGGTGGTACAATGGACATTACTTCGGGGGTCGTTACCGGTGGTGCCGCTATGGCTTCTTTAGATATTAATAGTGGTACTATTGATGATTGTAATGTAACAATGAACACAACTTCAACTATTACGACAAATAGTGGAGCCGTGTTTAGTAAAGATGTTACAAACGCTAATGTTGCTATAGGTAATTTTCCTGAAGTTACGGGTTCAACAAGAACAGCAACTTCTTCAAAATCCCATCTTCATATTAGAAATGACCACGCGGCAGGAGGTACAACAGCAACAGCTAACGGAGCACTTATAACAGATAGTTTATTGATGTTAGAGGGTAATACTGCTGGAGCTACTCTTCTCGCAAATACTACTTCTAAATGTACTTTGGCATTTGGTGATTCTGCTGACGCAGATATTGGCTATATTAGTTATAATCACGCAAATGATTGTATGACTCTTGGCGCCGGAGCAGCAGTTGGATTACATATTGATGACGCTTCTGGAGGTTCTGTTATGGTTCCGGGAGCAGGGGCAACCGGTGCTTTTTCTGGTAAATTACACGTTAATGTAGGATCTTCAGATGCTACAGCTGGGATTTATATTGATTCAAATGATGCTGATAAAATAGCTCTGGATATAGCCGCCGCTCAAACAACTGAAAAGGTCGTTAATGTTACAGCATCTGCTTTAACATCAGGATCAATGCTTTATTTGGATGATACTTCTAATTCGACTACTCCAAGGAAGGGTGTTCAGATTATTCAAAATCATGCAGATGCTGTGGCTGCCCAAGCATTATATGTACAATCAGATGGTGGTACTACAGGAATAACATTAGATAAGAATTTTTCTGATGTTAGCGCTAATACAGTTAAGGGATTATATATAGATTTTGATCAAGATGCTTCATCGGGAACTGCAACTATTTCTAATATTGGAATTGATCTAGAAGTAAATGGTAACGGAGCTGGTACTCTTACCTCAACAGGTATGGATATAGATGTTGTGGGAACGGGAGACGGAACAAGTAAAACAATCGGAATGGATATTACAGTAGGAAGTGCAGATACTAATTATGCATTAATTACTTCTGGAGGTAATGTTGGTATTGGTACGGCTACTCCATCAGATACACTTACAGTAACGGGAACAATTACAGAATCTTCATATAGAGGTATTAAAGAAAATATACGAAATATAGATAATCCTTTACAGTCTGTATTGGCATTAAAAGGGGTAAAATTTGATTTTATTGAAAAAATAAGAAAAGGCGCAGAGAATCAAACAGATGTTTTAGGTCTTATCGCTGAAGATACATATGATGTATGTCCCGAACTAGTAAGTACAAATCAAAATGGTGAGCCAATAGCAATTTCATATTCTAAAATTTCTGCTCTTCTTATTGAAGCTATAAAAGAACAACAAAAAGAAATACTTGAATTAAAGAAGAAAATAAATTAATTATTATTTGGTCGATTCAGGAGAAACGGTAATTACACCTTCACAAATTCTCTCCTTTGTTACATCATCAGATTGAGTATATTCTACTCCAAATATGTAACGCCCTGGTCGAACAATAGTGGTATTTGCCGTTTGAGTCGCATTTGCGGTTATGGTTACATTAGATCCAGTAACACTTGTTGTAAATGTAAAAATATTATTTGAATTTGATGTATAATGTGAAGTTCTCATTTTAGCAGCACAACTACCAGAACTTATTGTTACATTTGCATTATTAGCATTTTTTGCAGTAACAGTTTTTTCAAAATTACATCCTTGATCTAAAATATAGTTAATTGTCTGTTTTTTAATAGATAAAGCCACCGGAGCCCTCCAATTTAGTGTTTTCAAATCCTTCCTATTATTTATAATATTCTTCTCTTATCATCTTATATTCTTCCTAGCAGTTTAATAAATACTAAATATAATAAGAACATAGACCAGACCCCTACCAATAGGAGCATTTTAAATGAGCGCTACAAAACCTGCCAGTAGAGTAGAACTGAGAGATTACTGTAAAAGGGCCCTTGGACATCCAGTAGTAGAAATTAACGTAGATGAAGACCAACTTGATGATAGAATAGATGAAGCGTTAGAATATTGGAATGAATATCACCATGAAGGCACCGAAAAAATTTATCTAAAACATAAAATTACAGGCTCCACCTTTGCAATTTCTGCAAATAGCGGAACCTTTTCAAAAGAAGAAACTATCACAGGTGGTACGAGTAATGCGACCGCCACATTTTGGTCTCAAAATACTACAACAGTGACATTTCATAGTCATAACGACCAAAATGGAGTACAAAATAATAATTCAAGCTCAACATTTACAGCAGGAGAAACGGTTACTGGGAGTGGAAGTGGATCGACAGTAACAGTACATGGTACACCAGCAGTTACTTTTGGTGATATGGATAATCATTATATTTCTATTGCTGAAAATGTTATAAGTGTAACCGGCATATTTGATGTTAATGATTCCGGATCGACCACATCAAATATGTTTAGTTTTCAATATCAATTTCATTTGAATGAAATGCCATATATACAAAGTGGGGCTGGTATTGCCAATTTTGCTTCAACTATGTCACATATTCAATTGTTAAAAGATTTGTTTGTTGGAAAAAAATCAATAAGATTTAATAGACACATGGATCGATTATACATAGATTGGGATTGGTATGGAATATCAACTGATATAGAACCAGATAATTGGATTGTAGCGGAGGCATATCGTTCTCTTGATGGAACTACATATGGTGATGTATTTAATGATATGTTTCTCAAACACTATACTACGGCTCTATTTAAACGCCAATGGGGAATGAATTTAATAAAGTTTGAGGGAGTACAATTACCAGGAGGTGTCACATTAAATGGGGCACGAATATTAGATGAAGCAAAAGAAGAGATTAATGCATTACACGAAGAAATGCGGTTAACTTACGAATTACCAATAGATTTTATGATCGGACCAGGATAATAATGGCAGTAAGTCAATATTTTAATCACGGGCTTGAAAATTCAAATGAGCAAACACTCATCGAAAATTTAGTCGAAGAAACTATTAAAATTTATGGTCATGATGTATATTATCTTCCTAGAACTCTAGTTAAGGAAGACAGCCTATATGGTGAAGACTATCTTTCAGATTTTTCTCAAGCATATGTTATCGAAATGTACATTAAAAACTCTGATGGGTTTGAAGGTGAAGGTAGGTTTTTAGGTAGATTTGGATTAGAAATCCGAGACCAACTTACTTTTACAGTATCCCAAAGAAAATTTTCTTTGTTTTCTGATCTTAATAATTTGACTTATGCTAGACCAGCGGAGGGTGATTTAGTCTTTTTCCCCCTTTCTAAACAAATATTTGAAATTCGTTTTGTAGATGCATTTTCAGTTTTTTATCAAATAGGAAATCTTCCTGTATATGATTTAACATGTGAACTCTTTGAGTATTCTGATGAAACACTTGATACAGGAATTTCAGATATAGATACTATTGAAGATACTTTATCATATGCATTAGAATTAACATTAGGAAGTGGTTCTGGTAATTATACGGTCGGGGAAACTGTATATCAAGGAAATACAGCGGCAACTGCAAGTACTACAGCAATAGTGTTGACTTGGAATTCTACAGATAATGTATTGAAAATTTCAGATATAAAAGGAACATTTTCAACGAGTGCAAATGTTGTTGGAGGATCTAGTGCTGTTACCCGATCACTATCAACCGCGCCAGATACTCAAACATTTGTGAATGATGCTTCAGCCAATAATGTGGGAATTGAAAGTGCAGCCGATTCTGTAATCGATTTCTCAGAAAGTAATCCATTTAGTGAAGGAAATTTCTAATGAATGTTGAACTTGTTTGTTTGGAGGTCTCTTGTTAGGTTTAACGTTTTATCACCAAACTATAAGAAAATATGTTGTTGGTTTTGGGACTCTGTTTAATGATATTAATATTGAGCGTAAAAATTCCTCAGGAACGGTTATTGAACGAATAAAAATTCCTTTGGCGTATGGACCCAAACATAAATTTTTGACTAGGCTTTCAGAAGAAGGCACCATTCCTAGAAAAGTTGCTATACAACTTCCACGTATGGGCTTTGAAATGTCTTCTATTAATTATGACCCAACAAGGAAATTGAATACTGTGGGTGTAAATGTTAAGGCGAATACCGCTGGAACATTAACAACTGGTTCTACTGGTTATATGATGAAACAATATAATCCGGTACCATATGCATTTGATTTTACATTGTGGGTTATGGTTAAAAATGCTGAGGATGGAACACAAATATTAGAACAGATTTTACCATTTTTTACACCAGAATTTACAATGACAATTAATACCGTTTCATCAATGGGTATTAAAACTGATATTCCTGTTGTATTAACTGGTACTTCAGTAGAAGATAGTTATGAGGGAGATTATGCAACTAGAAGGTCTATAGTATGGACATTATCTTTTATATTAAAGGGGTATATATATCCAGATATCAAGCACGGAAGCAAGATTATTAAGAAGACCATTATAGATTTTAGATTGCCAGGAGGTACAGACGATTTAATTGATGATACATTTCACTTATTGTTAGAAGATTCAACGGATCGAACAAGAACATATTTTTTACTTGATAGTAGTGATGGAACTCATGATGTAGGACAGAAAGTTGTGTTTGAAGGAGCCCCTGAGACGGCGCTTGGTACAGATGCCGGAGTTAAGTCTAGAGTTACAATAGATGTTCCTAATACTATTGTAGCCACAGATGATTTTGGATTCAATGAAGATAGTGACATAACCCAAGAATTTTTTGAGCAACCTAGAATTCCAGATTTGGCTTCCGGGGGAGATTTAGATGACTAAACACCGGTAATCATAAAATGAAATTTTTTATAGACTTTCAAAAAAAATTAAATGAATCCCAAACTGAGGTTAAAATTGCATTAAGGTCACCTCTTAGGAAAGAGATACAACAAAAAAATGGAAAAATATATCAAATTGGTGGAGTTGTACGAGATTCATTAATAGGTAAAATATCCAAAGATTTAGATATTTTAATAACTGGTTTTGATATGAATGATTTGGAAGATATATTAAAAAAATATGGAAAGGTTGACGTAGTAGGCAAATCTTTTGGGGTGATTAAATTCATGCCTTTCCATTATAAAAAGGGGGATGAACCACTAGATATTTCAGTTCCTCGTGTAGATGTAAAAAGCACTGGGGAAGGGCATAGAGATTTTGAAGTAAAATTTGGTAAAGACATTTCTTTAAAGCAAGACCAATTGCGCAGAGATTTTTTTATGAATGCGTTGGCAAAAGATATTGAAACTG